TGTAGTAAGTAGATTGCCACAGAAAATATTAAACTGTTTTCGGTTAGCTTAGCGCCCGACTTCGATGTCGTTATAATCGTTTTCCTTCGATCTTCACCTACATCCTTTTCAGGTTCGGTGGTATAAATGTTTTTGGTTAGCTTAATCGCCCGGCTTCGTAGCCGTTATAATCGTTTTCCTTCGATGTGTGGTGGTATTGTACTTTATGCGGGTGTGCGTTTGTCTATCTTGCGTATAACCTTCCCCTCCTTGTTGTGTGTCTTTCGCAACGCGGTTGTGAGCTCTTTTAGAGGGGGAGGAGCGCGATTGTGCTGGTGATTAGGTCCAGGTCCTCGCCCAGCTCCTCCAGCATTTCGTACCCTGCCTCCGCCTCCTTGATGGGAAGGAGGTCTGGGAGGAGCGCTTCGGGAGCGCGTGTTAGCCGTGTACTTAGGTGTTCGAGGGCGCGAGCGGGATTGAACCGCTGGTGTTTTCGTTTTCTCCCGTGTGGAATGCCTCCCTCCACCAGAATGTTCAACCATCTTATCAGCAGAGTTGATCTCAACTGCCTCGCCCTTGAGCGCGTCAATCGCCTCTTTGTCAGCACCGGATGCAGATGCAGCAGCTGCCGCCTTTTCGCCGCCCTCGTTGTAACGGGCAGGTAGCGAATCAGGACACATGTTGGTCACGATGCTCAGTGACTCTAGTGCGGCGTTATCAGCGGGTGCGGGCACACGCATGAGTGGGCAGAACAACGAGCCCTGGACCGGTTGGACCTCAAACCCTTGGATGGTCTTGGCGTTGACGAATGAGGCGGCGTCTAGGTTATCAAACCAGACGTAGTGCCACTGGAAGTCACTCCATGGCAGGTCCTGTATGGCCTGATCAACCTTGGTGAAGTCGCCGCCAGTGCGGTCAACGAAGTAGTTGAGGTACCAGTCACCTGCGTTATTGCGCGTGGTGTAAGCGCAGAACATGAGGTTGGTGATGCGACCTGAACCTGCGGTCACCTCTGTGCTCTTGTAGAGGTTGACCGGTTGCGTAGGGAAAGAGCGCACAAAGGCGCCCTCCTTCGCAGGTGTGCTGGTGAACCCAGGACTGGAGAGTGTGATGTCGCTGATGTCACGAATGCCGTGGCCGAGGCTAACAACCTGGATCAGGATGTCAGTCACGACATATGGTGTGGGCCGGCGCACGGGTAGTGTTGCATCATTGAGAGCAATCTGGTGCTTAGTTGCGTACGCAGATTGTTCAGCGTAAAGCAACTGAGCATTGCCAATGAACTCTTTGATGTTCTTATACTTGGAGAGGTTGTGCTCGGAGTGGTAGGCAGATCCGTTGACTGAGATGGTGAACACGTTAGGGCGGAAAGCAGCGACAGTACAGGTACCCTTGTTGGTCAACTCGTTCGTGTTCAGTGTGTAAGTCGTGCTGCGGTAAGTCTGGCGAATCGAGGTGAAGTCAACGAGCTTGTCGACGACCGACTGATTGATAGGCCAGGAAGTCGCAGCAGTTGGGTTGATCTGGCCCGAACGCGTGACGGTGCCAACGTCCGCGCCCCAGAAGGGTGAGTCGCTGATGCCGAATGCTTGAAAGATGGGTACAAGCATAGAGGGAGCCTGGAGCAACAAGCAGCCACGTGATGTATCGGGCTCGGTTGTCGTCTCTTTGTAGGGAGGGATGTTGTTAGTTATACGGAACTCAAACTGTACGCTGGGGGTGTTGTTGTTGTCTGGAACACCGGCATACTCTGCGCGTAACGGGCTAGGAGGGTGTAGTACCTTTGCATTGTAGGCAGCACCGGATGGCGTGCGTGTAACGCCCTCTGAAAAGATGGTCGTGGTGTGTGGGACGAGGGGGCCGGACATGATCGTTTGTAGTCTGGGTCGTGGTCGTTGTAGTGTGCGTCGATGGCAGATTGGGGTATGGTGATTTTCTCTTCTTGTGGATCGGGTGATAGGGCCGACATGTGGTTGTGCAAATTAATAAATATCGAAAATAATAGACTAAAAGGTAGAAGTAGTCTAATCAGTTTTGTCGATGTGCAACAAAGGCAACTCGACTTCAACTAGATCAGAAAACACTACAGATCTACTATTTTTAAGAAAATTAAATAAAGTAACAACGCCGTCAAAAGTGAACTCATAATCGTGGCCAAACGTTTGCTGGTAGTAGTAATGGCACATCGCAGCACCATAGTTAAGCTGTGTCTGCGTTTTAACGGCGCTACAACGTTCTTGCAGCGATGCGAGCGCCTCCTCGAAGTGCTTAGCGTCGCGGTACACTTTATCGACGAATTTACACGTATACCGTAACACATCAGGGAAGAACCCCTCTGGAGTGAGGAACCACCCGGCAAACTCGCCGACAGGCGAATCATGCATCTTGAGACCGTGGCCTGTAATATCAAGGATGTCG